TCAGCATGGTTATGGAGTAACAGTTTAAATAAACCAATTTCTGATTTTATCGGAGATAATAGAGTTAACTCCATTAACAATGACCCACATGCGGCAATATATATTTCAAATACAGTTATGCTGGCTCAACCAGCAACTTCCTTAAAGGTTCTTATAGGAGCTTATAGACATTTTACTGCAGATTTTAGAGTTCTTTATAGTTTAATTAGACCTGATTCTAGTGAAGTAGAGCAATCATTTGAATTATTCCCTGGATATGATAATCTAACAATAGATTCAAATCAAGATGGATTTTTAGATATAATTGATCCATCAAAAAATAGTGGACTTCCAGATGTTTTTGTACCACCAAGCTTAGAAGAGCAATTTTTAGAATATGAATTTACTGCAGGAAATCTTGGAGAGTTTACTGGATACACTTTAAAAATTGTTATGTCTGGAACTGATCAAGCAAATCCGCCAAGATTTAAAGATTTGAGGAGTATTGCAATCCGATGATGATTCCAGTAAAAGGGCACCCAAATTTATATAGGGATGAATATTCTGGAGCTATTATTAACTGCGATAATCAAGCATATAATCAGTATGTAAATAGTTTGAATAACAGAAATATTCAAAAAAACGAGATAGAAAAAATGAAGTCAGATATAGAAGAAATTAAATCCTTACTAAAGGAGATGCTAAATGGAAATGGATCCAAATGAAATCGAATTAAAATCAATTGATAAATTATTTGAGTATGAAAAGCAATCTAGATTTATAGATTCGCTTGAAGAAAATAAATTAAAACAAATTTGTAAACTTTATTGTAAGTTGTACCTTCAACAGCAAGAGATTTTAAGTTCTATTATCAGTTTATAAATACTTATAAACTAATAAATAGATGGCTGCAGTATACGTAAATAACTTAGTAATAGATGCTGGTTCTAATTTTAGTCAGACATTTACTTTGGAGCAATCTGAAAGTAATTCATTTCTAAATCTCACAGGTTATCAAGTTGACTCTCAAATGAGAAAATGGTCTGGAAGTTCTAATGCAATAATATTCACAACATCTGTAGAGTTTCCTCCAACCAGCGGAAAAATAAATTTGTCATTAACTTCCGAACAAACTAAAAATATAAAACCAGGTAGATATGTATATGATGTGCTAATAACAGACTCTTCCGAAATAAAAAATAAAGTAATCGAAGGTATGGTATTAGTAAGAGAGGGAGTGACAAGATAATGGTAGATATAAAAGTTAGAGTTGGTCAACAAAATGCGGTTAAGGTAGTATCCAGCATATCTGGATCTGCCGGTGGATTTGCAACTCTTGCTGAAAATGTTGTTGGTGGAATTGCGTCAGTAACATCATTAAATGTTAGTGGAATATCTACCTTTGTGGGAGTAAGTACATTTAAGAATGATGTTTATATAGATGGTGACTTGTATATTGGCGATGATATATTTTTTGACGAGTTTGCTGCTAGAAATTCATACATAACGGGAATATCAACCGTTTTGGGTGGATTTTATTATGGACCTTATTATTCTGGAGGAGTTGCTTATTTTGATAATACTGGATTAATGGTTTCTACTGGAGGAACAAATTTTTCTATTGACTATACAAACTATATATTTACAACAAATAACACCGGAACTCCTGTTTGGTCCAGTGTAATAGATGGAGGATCCTATTAATGTCTAAACCAGCAAGTAGACAAGAACTTATAGATTATTGCTTAAGGCGTTTGGGTGCTCCAGTTCTAGAGATTAATGTAGCAGATGACCAAATTGATGACCTAGTTGATGATGCTCTTCAATATTTTCAAGAGAGACATTTTGATGGGGTTGAAAGAATGTATTTAAAGTATCAGATTACTGATGCTGATTTGAATAGAGGAAAAGCAAAAGAAAGTAATGGCATTGGAATTGTCACGACTACTGGAACAGCAAATATTTCAGGACTAGGAACTACTACATTTAATTTTTATGAGTCTTCTAATTTTATTCAAGTCCCAGATTCGGTTATAGGTATTGAAAAAATTTTTAAATTTGATACCAGTTCTATTTCTGCAGGAATGTGGAGTATCAAGTACCAATTATTTTTAAATGATTTATATTATTTCAATTCTGTAGAACTTTTACAATATGCAATGGTAAAAAGTTATCTAGAGGATATTGATTTTCTTCTTTCCACAGACAAACAAATTAGATTCAATAAGAGGCAGAATAGATTATATTTAGATATAGATTGGAATGCAAAAGCAAAAGATACATTTATTATAATTGACTGTTACAGAATATTAGATCCTAATAATTTTACTAAAGTTTATAATGATAGTTTTTTAAAAAAATATTTAACAACACTTATCAAACGTCAGTGGGGTCAAAATTTAATTAAATTTAGAGGTGTAAAATTACCGGGAGGAATTGAACTAAATGGTAGAGAGATTTATGAAGATGCTGAAAGAGAGTTAGAAAATATTCGCCAAAGAATGTCTATGGATTATGAATTACCACCATACGATTTTATTGGATAATGGCACTTAATCCCTTTTTCTTACAAGGATCTCCTAATGAACAAAGACTTGTTCAAGAGTTAATTAATGAACAACTTAGAATTTATGGTGTTGAAGTAATTTATATTCCCAGAAAGTTTGTAAGAAAAGAAACTATCCTTAAAGAAGTCTCATCATCAAAGTTTGATGATAATTTTGCTATTGAAGCTTATGTAAACAATTTTGATGGTTATAGTGGGCAGGGAGATATTTTAACAAAATTTGGTGTGACTCTTAAAGATGAATTAAGTATAGTCATATCGAAAGAAAGATATGAAGATTTTATTTCTCCTTTTTTGGGAACTGATGATGAAACTGAAATTGGATTATCAACGAGACCCAAAGAGGGTGATTTAGTTTATTTTCCACTTGGTCAGAGATTATTTGAAGTTAAGTTTGTTGAACACGAACAACCTTTTTATCAATTAGGAAAATTATATGTTTATGAATTAAAATGTGAATTATTTGAGTATGAGGATGAAGTTATTGACACTAGTATCGATGAGATTGACACTCAAGTTCAAGATGAAGGATATATTACAACATTAACATTGATCAGTAGTGGATCGACTGCGACAGCATCCGCAACAATTGGATCTGGATATGTAAGAAGGATTTACTTAAATAATGATGGTTATGGATATACCAGCGCCCCTGTAGTTTCTATATCTACTGCTCCTTCAGGAGGAACAAATGCAACGGCAGTTGCAATAACTTCATCATTTGGTGGAGTTAGATCGGTTAAAGAAATACTTTTAACTAATGCTGGATCTGGATATACAGTAGCACCAACTATTACAATAATTGGGGGCGGAGGATCTGGAGCTGCTGCAACGTGTTCTATAGAAACAGTTGATAGTGGAATTGTTTCATTTAATATGTTGAATGTTGGTAGTGGGTATAAAAATAAACCATTAATAACAATTGTAGGTTCTGTTGGGGTTGGAGAAACTGCGGTCGGAATTGCTTCTTTAGGAACAAATAATCAAATTTCTGCAATTAGGATTTCTAATCCAGGTGTAGGGTATACTGAATCTCCATCGATTATTATTGAAAATCCACCATCTTTAAGTGGATTTGGAACCTATATATTCAATGAGATTATTACGGGTTCTATTTCAGGAACTCAAGCAAGAGTTAAATCGTGGGATTATGATACTAAGATATTAAAAGTATCTTTTGCAAACATTGGAGAAAATAACTTTGAATTTTATCCCGGAGAAATTATTGTCGGATCATCTTCTTCCGCAACTTATGCAGTATCCATTGTAAATGAATGGGATCTCTATGATAAATATGGGGAAAATAAAGAAATTCAAGATCAAGCAGATCAAATTATAGATTTTTCACAGTCAAATCCATTTGGTACTTATTAATGTTAGGAACTTATTTTTATCACGAAATAATTAGAAGAACTGTTATTGCGTTTGGAACAGTATTTAATGATATTAATGTTAGACATAAAGATTCTTCTGGTGACAGTATTAGTCAGATCAAAATTCCTTTAGCATATGGTCCCGTTCAAAAGTTCTTGGCTAGAATTGAGCAGCAACCAGAATTGAACAAACCAATTGCAATGACTTTACCTAGATTATCATTTGAAATGACATCTATTCAATATGATCCAACAAGAAAATCTAATGTTACACAAACATTTAAAGCTTGTGATGGTGGAAATGTAAAAAAAGTTTATATGCCAGTTCCGTATAATATTGGATTTCAATTAAATTTAATGTCTAAACTTCAGGATGATGCTTTACAAGTAGTAGAACAGATTTTACCTTATTTTCAACCATCATTTAATTTAACAGTAGATTTAATTGATTCAATTGGAGAAAAAC